TGTAGATTCCTGCCATTTTTCTGGTCATAGTTGGGTAGGCAACGCCCCTCAAATTAACTTCCTTGCTTGTCCCAACGGTACTGTCATTTACATCGTCCAAGGTTTTTGATAAATAATCAATTTTTGCTGAACCAGCTACAGTTAATTCATCATCAGCCGTGCCTAATGTTTTTATTCCAATTCCATCGTTTCCCGCATCAATGTGGAACATCTGAGTTGAGCCTGTAGACTGAACTCTAAAGTCAATATCTCTTGAAAAAGCATTCCACTTTATAAAGTCGCTTCGAATGTAATGCAAGCCACCCGCATCTTCACTGCCGTCCTTGACAGTTCGAATTTCAAGACCACCGTCTTCATCACTAGCCGTTGTAGCAACCGCATTTGCTCGAAGATGTACATAAATTTTATTAGCACCAGACGCATTATCGCCAGTAAATTTTATCTCGCCAATATTGTCTGATGTGCTTAAAGAATTATCAGATGGCTCTCTTTTAAACTCTAATTTATTGTAGTCAGTTCCAGCGGTGTTTGCCGTATTTGTATTTGTCAAAACAATATCTGAATTTGAGATAGGAACGGTTGAACTGTTATCAATCACAACCGCTTTTGATGCTGGTAAAGTACAAAAGACGTCCTTTGTTCCAGCCGAAAAATCAACTGCGTTATCTGAGTTTGAAGATGAAATTATACTAGTTCGAGCTAAAGTATCGGGAGAAGCGTCTGTAACCGTTCCTAAACCAACTTCAAATTCATTCGCTGATTGATGCTTAATACAATAATACGTTGTATTTGTAGTTCCAACTCCGCTTACGAAAGTTTCAAAAGTATCATAAGCCCCAGCCAAATTAATTGTCCCAGTGCCAGTGGTTGTAGTGGTTTCTTTTACACGATCATTTAAAACGTGAGCCATAAATTAATCCAAGGTTATTGTGAGAGATCCAGCCGCAATTTGCAAAACATCTGTACTAGCAATTGTTTTTGACGCTGTAAGCGAGTGATAAGCGATCAGTGTTCCCGAGGTTGAGGCGGTAAATACCCCAGCGTGAGTTACGGTTCCCCAGCTTCCTGTTGCAGTTGGAAATGTAATCAGTGCCGCATTTTGCGCAACCGCCCCACTAACAGAAAATGTTGTTTGAATTCTTGTATACCCACTGCCACTAAGCTCGGTTCCAGAAGCGTCTTCGGCGGGATTATCGGAGAACAAACCAACATAGTAGGAAGTAGGCCTCGTAAGACTTGTTGTTGTAAATACATATTGTAAAATATGCGTTTCAAATGCGTTACTAAAGCTCATTGCGTTTTTCCTTTATGCTGAAGACATTGCAAGCGAACCACTTGCATATTTTGAATTCTGGGTGTCGGTCTTAATCTCTTCCATCGCTCTTGAAAACAAAGCGTCATACTGATTTGCTCTGGCTTCATCCATTAGAAATTGATTAGCGGCGGCTAATGAGCCATACAAATAAGCGTCTGGATGGCGAGAAAGAATTGTGTTGCTGGTATTGCTATCGGTTAAGGCTGAAAGGTCTTCTGAATAAACAAGATCCGTTTGATAAATTGCATCAGGAATTGGCCTCATACCCAATTCAGTTCCAATTATAGTGTATGCAACAGGCTTCCCAGTGGACGCATCATTGTAGGTTGAATAATAAACGTCTGGGCTTTTATATTGTAAAACCGTGATTGGGCTTGTGTTTAATCGAACAAGCCGCAATTGCCTTAAATCTGTGGGTAAAGTTATGAATTCTGTACCAGAAACAGTATTAGCATTTGCTCGTTTTTCCTGAGAGCGTGTGTCTAGCTCTCGGCTCATCCGAGCTTCGGCCAGAGAGATAAAATCAGGAATTTGAGTTGTTAAATCATCTCTTGCAAGAAAATTTGCAATCGCTGTTTTTAAATTTGAATAGGTATCAAAGGCCATTAGAGTTGCCCACCAGTAGTTCTAAAAGCTGAATTAATCATGAGCCATTTTTTCCATTCTTTTGGATTTTGATTTGGTCTTCCAAACTTCTCAATGAGCTGGTGATAAATGGGAAGGGGGATCTCCCCTATTTTTTGATGATGCTTTTGCGTATTGCCAATCATAGAATTTGGGCGATATTCATTGGCTTCTGCTTTAGCCACAGTTTTAACTGGGTCAATGTCAGTCTTTGTTTCAATAAGAAACCCACCTTCTGGGCGGTCTTCCATCGTGGTTACTCCACCAGTTAAACTATTCACGTTCACTACTCTTTTAACCATTCGATTCTCCATAAAAAAAGGGGCGATAAAAACCGCCCCTCTTTGTTAATTATGTTGCTTAAATTATGAGCCGTTGAGGCCAATAACTGCCGCATGAGCTTTTGGAGCTTTCACAATTAAAGTCCATTCAGACGTTATCGCAAATCTCGTTGCATCACCCACAGGAGCTACATCCGACACAGAAAATGATCTGTTTTTGAGCGTACCCAAACACACATGATCTGTGTCAATTGCGTAGACCGTTTCATTTGGACACTGCCTATCAATCACACAGTCAAGTTGACCAAAATCGCTTAAATAAATTGATGCAGATCCAATTATTGAAATTTCCTTGGGTGCAGTGCTTGTGATTTGGTTAGTCGCAACCGAACCAGAAGAAAGCCCAGAGAAGTTTTGCTTATTTGTCGGAGACATTAAAAGCATACTGGGATTGCCCCCGTCGGTGTATGACGCTAGGAGTGCGGCGTCAATTTTAGCGAGTGTGAGAGCGGCCGCAGTACCAGTTAAATCAGCCGCATCCGAACCATCACCCGTAGCCGCCGCCATGTCAGCTGGCTTATCAACATTGGTGATCCAAGTAATTAACTTGGCCGCTTTACGAGGGTCAGAGCCAGATTTCGCTTCGTTCTTGAATAAAGACTTTTCTATGTCTCTCATTGTGTTCGCCTTGGTTCGCTAAACCAAAACCGTTCCGAAGAACTGCTATATATTTCTATATAGATCAGACTATATCATCATCCGCTAGGGATGCTCTGCGCTTCCACTTCGCTTGAAGTGTACTTCCTTTCGGAATAGTCGTTGCACCTTCCTATTTTCATAGGCTTGGCTCAGGATTGTCTTATCATTTCTGACTTAGAGTTCCCCTGAGTTCACAGAGTTTGCATTACATCTTTCAATGTAATGGCGCAAATTTACGCTGTTCAAGACCTTTTAAAACCTTAACGTAAGCTGTCTCTTTGTCTCTACCAGCTTTATCAACGGCATCCAAAGTATTGGAAACAGAAGCCGCTTGCACTGAAATTTGACAAATATTCGTTAAACGAGAAGTTGCCGTTGGATTTGCATAGGAATAATCCGCTCCTTCATTCACATAATTTGTGTCGACGGCCGCCGCAAGTTCTTGCACTTGCCACTCAGTTGTTACACCATTGACAGTTTCTTTTGACATATTGGAAACAAGCGGTGTTTCCGCAGGGTCAACTCGGTATATCACGTTGGAGAGGTCTTCACGCTCACCAATCGCATTGGAAGTTAGAAAAGTAGCCATTTGCTACTCCTTTCATTTTTTTGATAAAAGATATTCCACTGCAGCATCCTTGCTACCAGTGGAGCTAAGTCTAGAAAAAGCATCCCTTTTTCTTGCCTCTGCAACATCTATCTTGCCTTTTGGCTGACCAGATTTAATCATTTTAGGTGCAGATCCCACTTTCTTTTTCACAACCGCCTTTTTTGATTGCAAATTATCGTAGAGATGTGCTTTCCGAGCCAAACTTATTATCCTCGCGTCAGTTGCGTTCGAAATATCTGCTTCGCTAAAACCACTTCCTCGTAAATAACCCACAAGTTGAGTCTTTTCTTTGGTAGCGGTTTCTGCATTTTTCCATTCTGGAACAAGCTCTAATAACTTTGCTTGCTGACTTTGAAGGTTTTGTTGAGCCAATACTGCTTGTTCTTGTTGAACAGCTTGCAGTTGGGCTTGTCTGTCTCTCATGTTTTCTCTTTGGCGCACATATTCTAAAGGATCAGCGTCATAAAGCTCTTTCCATTGAGCCTCACTCTTTTCCCCAGCATTCTGTGTAGCCAGTTGAGTTTGTATTTGTTGCAGTGCCTGAGCGTATTTTGTGCGCTCTTGCTCAATAGCCGCTTTGTCAGCATCAACAATTTTTCGTTGTTCAGCCACATCTTGTAGGCGTTTTTGAGCCGTTTTTTCTAACTGATAAGATTTAATAAGCTCTGCCTGATTAACGTCATATTCTTCGCCGTCAACTTTAACAGTATAATAATCCTCATCTTCCTCAACTTCAGTTTCTTCAGTCTCAGCTTGACCCTCTTCGGTGGCTTCAACTTCAGTTTCTTCAGTTTCGGGTTCAGCCACTTCTTCTGTGGCTTCGGGGGTTGCTTCTTGAACTTCGCTTGCCTCAACTTCTTGAGGGGTATCTGTATCAAGTAACATCGAAATCGCATCGCTCTGCGACAAAGCTCCAGATCCTTCTTGAGGGGTACTAGACATTAATAAAACTCCTAATTTTGGTTAAAAATTTGCTTTTCAGCCATCTCTCCTGTTTTTAAAACATTGGTTAAATGGCCTTCAAATTCATCAACAGCATTAAAAAGAGCCCAATAATGCTCTCTTTCTTTGCTATCGGCTGAAACACTATTTCTCCAAGCATCAAAGTAGCTGGAGCGAATTATATTTAGAGCATCAGTAAATAAAGGGTTTTTCAGCAAGGCTGAAGCCTTTGCCCCTCGCTCTCTTTCTTCAGATAAATTCATTTTACACCCTTGGCATATTTGTCGAAATGTTACCGCCCAACGCTAATTTTTGCTGACGTAAGCTCAATTCGGCCTCAAATTCGGCTTTTCGCATTTGCATTTCCATCTGGAGCTTTTCTTTTTCCAACGCAATGTCAGCTTGCATTTTTTCACGCTTCAGAGCGATCTCAGCCTCAAATTTCATACGCTCTGGATCTTGCCCTTGTTGCGGCTGAGAAGATGCCTTCATCATCTGTTCCATTTCTTCTCCAGATCGAAAGAATTGATCTGCATCTTTGAAACCAGCCATGTTGGCAATTTTCTTGAGCGTATTGACATATTGAGTTGATGAAACAATTGGATTGTTTGCGCCTAATTGTTGAAGCATTTGCTCTTGCTTTCCAGCAATTTGCACCAGCATTTGCATTTTATCCGACTCAACCCCATTCCCAAGGCCGACATCAACTTCCATATCAAATTTGTTGTCAAAGGCGCGAGGGTCTATGTCGATATATTCATTATTTAAACGTACCGTTACCGCTTTTGTCTCATGTTTTTGAAGCAAGTGTAAAACGCCAAAGGCCAGATCTTTTAAGCCTGTTTCAGCAAAAACTCTGGCAATCATTTCAATTTTTAATTGTGCGCCTTGAATTGTCGAATTCACGGCTGAAGCTGTTGTTGATTGCAACGCCTTTGGGTCTAAGCCTAAAGACGCTTTTGAAAAGCCTGTTCTTTGATCCCGAACTTGATCCATGTACTCAAGCATATTAAAGCCTTGAGATCCCAGTTGAGGTACTTGCAAGCTTTGAACGGCTCCTTGTTGACGCATTCTAACAATCCCAGCAGGGCGAGAATTCAATAAATCATCTAAATTCACTTGACCCTCAACAACAGCCACTCGGCTATTATTTGTAAGATACAAATTATCGAGCTGAGATCTCAAAATGGACGACTTAATAAGCTGAATATCCATGACAGTTTCAGCTACCGAGCGTCCAACCATTCGATGAGGCATTAAAATTGGGGAGAGTAGGGCAAATGGAATATGGTCAAAAGGCTCGTTTTCAACGACTTCACCATTTTCGCCCAAAACCACAACTCTTCTTAATTCTGGTATATTATCGCCATCATAGTCACATTTGATGTAACACTCACTAACAAGAATTTCTTGCATCGTTTTATCATGCTGGTTTAACCTTGAACCACTTTCAATTTCCTCAAACCTTTGCTGGCGTTCTTCCTCATCGTCAGCATTTTCGCCACCAGCATATTTAAACACCGTTTCAGCGTCATAACCTTGCTCAATAAGATCTCCAGCCCTCATATTGGTACGATGGGCAATAAAATTGCAATCCTCTAGTGATGTGGCTCTACGACTAAAAATAAGCTCCTCTGGGGGTACATTATCGATCTTAACTTGACCGCCTTTTGTTTTTCGCTTCACCTCAACATTAAAGGTTTGCTCCATAGGAATTTCGTCGCCAAGCTCACTAATTTCGCCCATTTCAACAATCTCTTGAGCCACAATCTCAATATCATCGTCTTCCATGAGCATGGTTAGCTCATCTTCAGATAAATCCTTATATTCCTCAGTAACGGTTGTTTCAGCTTCTTCCCAATAAAACTTACAAGCCCCAACTTTAAATAAAAGAGCGTCTTTCATCATGTTATGAAGAATAGTAAAGCCTTTATTCTGACTGTTTATAACGAAATTGACCAATTGCGTAGCTTGTTCCGCCGCCTTCACATCTTCTTTCTGACGGCCAACAAATCGACAAAATTCACTTGATGAGTGAAACATTTTCATCAACGAGGGCATTATAAACTCAATGGTATCGCTAACCTCGGTCAATACAGCTTGAGAACGATTTTCTTGCTCGTTGCCAAACTTATTGCCAAGGTAATAATCCATCACCTCTTGCCGATCTCCAGAGTATTCGGAGTCGTAATAATTAACAGCGTTTTCAATTTCGCTCTTAACTAGAGATTTAAATTCAAAATCATCCATTATTTCTTCTTTTTTGGTTTGGGTCTGGGGGCTGATGGAGACTTCGTCTTCGGGGTACTCTCCTTACCAGACAAATAAGAAGGAGCTTTATCAGCTTTTCTTATCCCCAGAATTCGTAAAATCCACGAAATCATTTCTTTTTACCCTTTTTCGCTTTTGGCTTGGGGGGTGATTTTGTGATTTTTATCTTTTTCATATACATATTTTTTTGCATTAGTATAACAGTCCTTGTGGTTGCTGGTTGTTGTCTTGTGCCGACTTCATTGCACCAATTCCGACACCGCCAACGATGCCATATTTTGCTAGAATTTCTATTAAATCCTCGTCAAAAACTACATAGTTATTTGTACCTTCTTTTGTGATCTTTGTTTTAAATCCCCTTTTTTCATAATCCGAAGCCGATTTTTCAGCGTCTAGTTTTGATCTAGCACCAATTCGCTCTGTTTGTAATTCTTGCTCACTTGGCAAAAAATTCAATAAATTAAAGGGCATCTGGAAATTATCAAATAAACCCATTTAAACTATCCAGTTAGAATTTCCATAATCCAAGTCTTTTGACCAATTAAACGTAGTGGCTGAACCCCCAACTCTTGATGCTTGCGACGCAAATGTTAAAACAAACGCATCCGCTAAATCAGGCGATTTAAAGCCACGCTTCTTCATCTGATCCTTACTTTCAGCCTTAAACTTTCCATTGCTGGTTATCGAAAATCGCAATGTGGAAAGCTCATTCACAAGCTGTTCATCATCGGCTATCTTACAATCTCTGGCCTCAAGCCACTCTCTCGCCCGAAACCAAAGCTCATCTCTTAATTTCATATATTTTTGACGCAAAGCTGGACTTTCAGCTACGTTTATTCCCCTCGCTGGTAGCCCCAACTCAACAAGGCGATCCACAACTCCAGATCCAAGCCCTATTGAGTCAATGAGCAATTCTGACGGCCTTTCAAAATAGGGAACAGCCTCATATTCAGAAAGTATAATTCCAACCGTTTCCATGAGGTCTTTGCCTTGCCAAGTTTTCACTGGCTCCAGCAAAACATTTCCTTTTCTCTTGGCTAGGGCAGATCGATCACCGCCAAATCTCGCAATATCAATGCCCCAAATTGGTGCAACTTCCATCGCCTCAACATCTCTGGCGACGGCACTCTCTAAAAGCGATTTTGCTATCAGCGTGTCATCGTCTTCCTCTGGCGGTAAGCCCAACGCTCGTATGCGAAATGTATTGCTCTCCTCGCCATAGAGCTTCTTCATGTCCTCAATCCACTGGGGCGATACCATCTCACTATCATAACAAGACACAGTCATTTTATAATATTGATCAGCGTTCTTCGTAAAAGCATCCGCAAAATAGCCAGTGCCAGAAGTCGGATTGCCAACCATTAAAATCTTATTGCCCTTCGTCGAAATCGCAGACTGTGCAACCTCAAAAATAATTGGATCAATTCCTGACGCTTCTTCCACAACAAAAACCAAATTATCCGAGTGAAAGCCTTGCAATGCCTCTGGAGCTTCTCTTCTGGCCGTCCGAGCATAGCACCCACTTTCGCCAACGTTCTTAAGCGTTATTTTATCCGCCCCAAACACAAGCTCATCTTGAAAGCCCTTGGGGAGCTTCTTTGCCCACTTCTTAATCTCACTCCACAATACTTGCTCAAGCTGGCTTGCAGAGTTAGCCGTACATGGTATTTTACACGGCACTCTGGTCAAAAGCATCCATAGTATAACCCAACTCAAAAATGTCGTCTTCCCAACGCCGTGAGAGCTTCGAATGGCTATCTTGTCATGCTTTGTAAGAGCCTCTAAAGCCTGTTTCTGCCATTTCTGTGGCTCAACGCCAAGGCACGTTCTCACAAAGAGAACTGGGTCTTTATGCAGAGCCTCAAGGGTATCTGCCGCCGATTTTTTTTCTGTCATCTCATCTCTTTAATCTAAAAAGGGGGGGCGGTTGCCAAGGGAGAGCCACAACCGCCCCAGTACCATAGGTCTGGAAGGAAACCTGATGGGAGACATGAATATTTTTAAAGAGGGGCTAGTATAATATACAAGCACCCCGTGTGTGTGAACCCGTGGGGGGTCAACCAGCAACTTTAAAGAATAAAAAATATGCTGAAATCACCATAAAATTCGCCAAAAACGACAAAATAACCGCTAAAAATCGATAAAAATCAATAAAACCAATAACTTAACTGGTAACATAATCTACATTATGCGAATCTAAACCTTTTCTGGAGTAACATCGATGACCTCTGGATCACTTCTAGAAGCATTATAAGCATCCATACGAGAGGCTACCTCTGCAAGCGCTTGGCTAAACTCTGAGCCTACAACATCTACCGATATTTGTTGTGGCATAAATTTACCAAGACAATTCAATGTCTTAGACGCATCTTGCTCTAATTGATCAGCCAAAAGCATATGCAGTGGCTTCTTCCTTCTCTCCAGAATTCCAAAGGCTGAGGTCAATTCTCGCCTTATTTTCATGATCGTTTGCTCGCCATGACCTGTTCCTACAGGCCTACCGCCTTTATTCTTTGGCTTTTCTACAATTTCGTTCATAGTTATTATCTTTAATTTAAATTATAAATTCAAATCTTTAATATTAATTTGTCAACTTCTGACAATTCAATCTGATTATATCCAAATCTATTGGAGCAATTCGCAATTGCAAGGGCACTCTGGTATCACCTTAATTGCAACTGATTTGCAATACAATCTAAACCTTCAACCAACTTCGCGTATCTCCTTCTGTTTGGCCTACAATCACCAATTGGTTCTCCATCGACGCAGATATCTACCAAAAGCCTCAAGATAGACTTTGTCATCCCCAGACAACCTTCCAGCTCCTCTAGCCTTTCCTTGGCTCTGAGAGCCATTTCCTGTTGGCTTTCTTCACTTGAGCCTTTACCTCGAACCGTTGTGTCTAAAAGATTGCGGCCAGATCCTCTCGACCAATAAGCTAAGTACCGAGCCTCAAAGCTTTTAGCCGCTTGAAACTGCCTATAACTCAACTTCTCTCGGTTGTAAGCTTTATGAATGGGAGTTGGCTCTTGATTAACATAAACCTTTGCATCACCCTTTTTCAGCCTTGTGAGCTTGTAAACTCCTTTGAGAAGAGCTTCTGGCGTTGGAGCGTCATCATTCATCAATAAAACCTCTCCCTATGCCACCATACCCGATAATATCGTGCCAACTGTCCACATGATCTTCTTTATGCTTTATTCGAGCTAACTTGACACCAATCATACATTGGACAACCATTGCTGGCGTTATTTCTTGATCTAAGATAACTGACCAAAATCGTGCAATCTCCATGTGATTTGCAAGAGGACTTCCATAATCCTTTCCTCTTTCTCTTATTGTTTCAGCGACGGCTTCTATTCCATCGCAATATTTGTCATGCGGATTATTCCAATCTGGGTTCATATCGTATTCTCCTTTAAAATGGTATGTCATCGTCGTAAAATCCTTTTATGTCGCTATCTGGGAATTCTGATTTCACTCTAGCCACAGTTTCGGAAATGAACGGTATGAGTTCATCTAGACAAACCCAAACCTCACCTTTGGTTCTTCTTCTTGTCCATTTTGTTTTCGTGACATTAATTGGAATATCTGGATAAAGAGGATGCGTTGTTCTCCAAACATCAACATCCACAATTGGAGCGTTATTTTCTTCAGCCTCTCCATCAACCACCACCCAAGCTCTGACCATTGATGCCCCAAGCTTGAGGGTTTTTTCATGATCCTTTTCAGAAATAGCTTTGTAGAGAAAAGCCTCTTGCTTATCGAACTTCTCTTTCAGACTTTTAGAGATATATTGAAAGACACCATTCTTCCCATACTTTCTGTCCATCGTTCTGGCTATCTCAGTTAGGTGTTCAGCCATCTTCATAACGTCCTCTGGAATGTGACCTTTAAGATATTTATTCATCTTTTCTCCATTTTACTGAGGAGGAAATTTCCGCCCCAAATCTACCCATTTTAAGATCCTCCTCCTCACCTCCTCACCTATATAAGTAGGTGAGGTGAGGAGAGGAAAACCGAGGATTTTGCGTCTATTTCCTAGGTGAGGAAAACTGAGGATTTCTGAGGAAACTGAGGTGACTTTTTTGCAACACCCCACTTTCTTCATCATCATACCACCCCCAATATCGGGCTTGAATTTCCAAAGCCTCGTCCAATTTATTCACCGAAATGTCTGGTGCAATAATGCGATTATTCTTTGCATTTTTGATTTTGTTTTTGCTGACACCCTCTAAATTGGATCTTTTCTCAATAGGTTTCAGCTTGAATTCTTCTGCTATGCTCATTTTAACCATCCTACTCTTGGCTCCTCTTTTTTATTTGCTTCCCAAACGAACCAAGCCAAAGCCATCATTCCACCTTTATATTGCTCCATGCCATTCTTCATAAGTGCTTGACGTTTAGAAAATACCCATATTCTTTGAGGTGGATATTCCCGAAAGAATTTCTCTCGCTGTACTCCTTCCAAGAATGAAAGCTTTAAGAGTAAAGCTGTTTTATACCGTGCTATTTTCTGAGAGTGTTCAGCCATATCCAATGCCATTTTAAATGGTGGATTTGTGACTACATTATCTCTTTGGTTTCTCTCAAATAAAAAATCTCGTCTTTCTGTTCCAAATCCTCTATTCACTAAATCTGAACTTTCCACTTCATAACCTTTATCTAAAAAGACTTTTGAAATATGACCCATTCCACAACAAGGCTCAAAGATAGATCCTTGAAATTTTTCACGCTTGAGAAGATCCAGTGTACAGGAGCTAGGAGTCGCATAAAAATCATCTTTTTCTCTATTGTCTCCAAAGCCTAAAATTTGATGAGATAAGGTCATTGTCGCTCTATCCTGTTATTACCAGCCACAACAATCTTGATTTCTCTCCCTTGCCTTGCGTCATGCTCCTCATCGATCGCCAACACCTTAGTTTTAATCCAGCCCTTGAGGATTGTGCTTACTCTTGCCTTGTTGAATT